CCACGGTAAAAAACACGCTTCTCGGGGTCAAAAACGCGGTTTTCGGGCTCGTGGACGAAATTCTGACGGGATCTGCCGGGGCCAACGTCTGGATCCGACGTAACGCCGAGCGATTTCGGCGCGACCTTGAGCGAACCGACATCGTTCTCGACTGGGACGAAGTGCTATCAGTCGTCAAGTTCTGCGAGCGGTGCGGGCTCATCGGTGACTACGACGGGCAGCCGTTCCGACTTTCCCGCTGGCAGATCTGGCTGGTTGCCTGCCTATGGGGCTGGAAACGGGCTGACACGGGCCTCCGCCGGACCAGCTTTGCCGTTGTCCAGGTGGGCAAGGGGAACGGCAAGACGACCCTCATGGCCGCCTTGGGGCTGTACGACCTGACCCGCGGCGGCGGGCGTGAGGTGTACGTCCTGGCGAACAAGGAGGACCAGGCCATGAAGTGCGTGAACACCGCCCGCCGCATGGCCCCGAGGGTCGGGCTCGAGGATTCAGTCAAGCACAACAGCATCCGGATCGACGAGACCGACTCGAAGCTCGCCCCGCTGACCTATTCGGAGCGAAGCCTCGACGGGCTCAACCCATCGTTCTGGATCGCCGACGAGGCCGCCGAGTTCAAGGGGCGGGCAGCGGCCAAGCTGGCCATGGGCACGGCCAAGCGGAAGGAAGGCCTCGGGGTGATCATTTCCACCCCGGGGAACGGGGAGGGCCACTGGTTCGACGAACAGGTGCGCATGTGCCAATCGGTCCTAGACGGCACCATGGCCCTCGACCACGTACAGGGGTTCCTGTACGGCATCGACGAAGACGACAACCCCGATGAGCAGGAGGTCTGGGCGAAGGCCAATCCAGGGCTGGACGAGGAACAGCCGAGCCTAGTGACGCTCAAGAACGCCTGGGCCGAGTGCCAGGTGTCCAAGACCCGGCAGCGGGAGTGGCTGAGGTACTACTGCTGCCGGCGGGTCGAGGGAACCGGCAGCTGGCTGGAAATGTCCTTTTGGCCAAACGACCCGCCCCATGCCGTCGAGAACTACGCCGGCCGGGTCGCTTACCTCGGCCTTGACCTTTCCAAGAGTCGAGACCTAACCGCCCTGGTTGCCGCCATCCCTCTGGACGGAGGAAAGATCGCCCTGGTCGGGCGGTACTGGTGGCCATCTCATCGGGTCCGGCAGCGTGAAAAGGAACTAAACATGCCCATTACCGAATGGGCGGACAACGGGAACGTCATCCTGACGCCCGGTGACGAGATCGACTACCAGGCGGTGCGTGACGAGCTCAACCGGTTTCGCACCGTCCTGGACGTGCGGAAGATCGTCTACGACCGCTACGGCAGCGTGTACCTACGCCAGCAGCTGGCCCTAGAGGACGCCGCCCCGATCGAGGAGTACCCGCAGTCAATCAAGTTCCTCGGCCCTGCCTGCCAGGTATGGGAGAACTTCTGGGTAGGGAGGCGTTTCGTGTTTGGTCAGGATCCGGTGCTTCGTCGGTGCTGCGCCGACGCTTTGGTATGGGCCGACATGAGCGGCAACAAGCGCCCCGTAAAGGCAACTAAATCAGGCGAGGCGCACGTAATTGACGGCTTGATGGCCGGGCTGATGGCGGTACACTGCCTGAGCCTGAATCACGTTACGGCGGTGTCGTCGTACGAGACTCACGGCCTAGTCTGAACGCGATGGTGCGACCCATGGCCGCACGTGTTCGCTCGACTCAAGAATCTCTTTACCCGCGCAGCGCCGCCCCCGTCTATCAGCTACGGGTACTGGCCAAACGTGTCATTGGCTTCCGCTTCGGTGTCCGGTGAAAGCGCGCTTCGCATCGCCGCGTGCTATCGCGCGGTGAACCTGATCGCGGGCGACATCGCCCGCCTGCCGGTCGAGGTCGACGGATCGAGCATCGCGTCATATCTGCTTACGGACGACCCGTCGCGGTGGCACACCCAGTACGAGTTTCGCAGGGCGATCATGGTGCAGGCGTTGTTGTACGGCAACGGGTTCGCCTACATCGCCCGCGACGGCCGTGGCGCTCCGGCCGAGCTTCAGCTGCTCGGGGTCGGCAGCGTCACGCTCGAGGTCTCACGTGAAGGGGTCTTCTACCGTCACTCGGACCTGGGATCAATCCGGACGGATGACGTCTTCCACCTCAAGGCCCTGTCTACGGACGGAATGTGGGGCAAGAGCCCGATCACCACCGCGTCTGACTCGTTCGCCCTTGGCGTAAACCTGTCCAGCACGGCTAACTCGGTGTTCTCGAACGCGGGCGTGCCGAAGATCGCGATCATGCATCCGGGCCAGATGAGCCCCGAAGCCCAACAGCGCATCGCGAACAGCTACGCCGAACGGCATGCCGGCGCCGCAAACGCCGGCAGGCCGCTAGTGCTTACCGAGGGCATGAAGGTAGAGACGATCGGAGGGTCCCTCGAGGACTCCGTGTTCGTCCAGGCCTCTCAGTTCACCGTTGATGAGATCGCCCGCATATTCGGCGTTCCGAGCGCTTACCTGAACCAGGCGAGCGGCGGAATCAGCGGGATCGAGCCCCTGATGCGCACCTATGTGGACGGCTGCCTGAGCCACTGGGCAACGCAGTACGGGCAAGAGTTCCGTCGCAAGGTCATGGGCCAGATGGGATCGGTCGTATGGGACTTTGACTTGGTCCTCAGGCCTTCTCTTGCCGAGACGATGGCGGCTCTCCGCACCGGCGTGGAAGCCTCGATCATCACGCGAAACGAGGCACGGTTGTGGCTTGACCTCGAAGCGCTGGAGGGTGGAGACGAGCTGATTATCGCCAAGAACATGGGCACCGGCGGGGGAAGCACCAACCTCGGTGACGACACGAGCGAAAGCTCAGGGGGCATCGGTGACTTTGCCAATTGAGCGCCGCGTCGCCCCGGTCGCCCGCGAGGGGAACACCCTCACCGGCTACGCCGCGGTTTTCGGGGTGGACAGCCAAGAGCTGTACGGCCCCCGCGGGCGTTTCATCGAGCGGATCGACTCGCGGGCGTTTGACCGGACGCTGCTCGAGAACCCCGACGTGCTGCTGCTCTACAACCATGAGCCCGGGCAGCTGCTCGCCCGCCGCACGTCGAAGACGCTCCGCCTCGCCAGCGACGCCAAGGGCCTCCGCTTCGAGGCCGACCTGCCAGACACCACCCTCGGCCGCGACGTCCGAACGCTCCTCGAGCGGGGCGACCTCGACGGCCAGATGTCCTTCGGCTTCTCGGTCCGCAAGGACGAGTGGCGGGGCAACACCAGAACGCTCCTCGACGTCGACCTAGTCGAGGTGTCCGTCGTCATCCAGGCCGCATACCCGCAGACGGAAGCGGCCCTGAGGTCAACCAACAACGACGCCCGCGTGCGACGAGCACGCGAGCTGCAAATTCGGAGCATCGAACTATGGCAACCATGAGCATCCGCCACGAGCTCGGCAGCATCGCTGCCGAGATGCGGAAGGTGAACGAGAACAAGGAGGGCTGGTCCCTCGCCGAGGTGGAGGAGCGTTTCGACGCCCTCAACAAGCGGGCCGTCGAGCTCGAGCTTTCCGCCCAGAACTCGGCCCGCACCAAGCGAATCGAGCAGCTGGCGACCACCGCGAACGACGCCCAGCTGCGGAGCGCCCCGGCCCCGCTCGCCCGCCTCGGCGGTTCCGACGTGACCGCGACCCCGGAGTACCGGGCCGCGTTCTGGAACTACCTCCGCACCGGCAACGTCTCTGAAGTCCGGGCCATCTCGACCGGCACCACGAACATCGGCGTGCCGCAGGACATGTACCGGCAGATCATCGAGAAGCTGTACGACCCGGTCACGCTGGTCGGCCAGGTCGCCCGCGTGAGCATCGACGGCGACAAGAAGATCCCCATCGGCGGGGCCCTTCCGGCGTCGAACTTCGTCACCGAGGCCGGCGCAATCACCGCGACCGACCCGACCTTTAGCGCTCAGATCACGGTGGACCCGAAGAAGGTGGTGACCCGCAACACGGTGTCCATCGAGGCCCTCGCCGACGCGGTCGGCAACCCCGACATGCAGGGGTACATCATGCGGCAGCAGGCCACGTCGATGAACATCCTGCTCGAGAAGGCGATGGTTCAGGGCGGCGTCTCGAACGCCTGGACCAACGGCCTTATGGACGCGCCGCACTCGTCCAGCCAGAAGACCGCGGTGACCGGCAAGTACTCTGCCGTGACCGGTGACAATCTCATCGACTGCGCCCACCAGGTGAAGCCCCAGTACCGCACCGGCAACTTCCGGTGGATCCTGGACGACGACGCGCTGAAGACCATCCGCAAGCTCAAGCTCTCCAGCTCCTCTCCCGGCGACCGCGAGTACCTGTGGAAGGTCGGTGATTCGCAGGATCTCACCGGAGGCATCCCGGGCACCATCTACGGCATCCCCTACATCATCAGCCAGCAGATCGACCAGTCGGCCATTGCCACGGGCAACAAGGCCCGCATCCTCATCGGCAATCTCGACTACGCCACGCTGTTCGAGCGTCAGGGCATGACCATGATGGTGGACCCGTACTCGGGCTCCGCCAACCTGCAGGTGAACCTGTTCACCTACGCCCGCTACGACTTCCACGTGACCCTGCCCGAGGCGTTCGCGGGCATCACGTTCAGCCTGGCCGAGTGATTCGGATTCCTTTCTACCTCCCGGGGGCGGGGCTTCCCGCCTCGCCCCCGATTTCCGCACCATCGCACGGGCCCGCGCCGGGAAACCGGCTGGGTCTGGTTCAATGCTCTGGCTTCCGCTCGACACCGTCCGGCAGCACCTGAACGTCGAAGTCAAGGACGACGACGGGAAGCTCGCGCTTCTAATCCAGGCGTCGCAAGCCCACATTGAGCGCGTCACCGGCACGAGGCTTGGAACGGCAACCGAGCACGTCTACCGCCGTGATTTTTCCAACACGATAATCCCGGCCAAGCCGTTCGGGTCGATCTGGTCGGTGACCTACGAGAAAGACGGGGTACTCGCGACGCTTCCGGCATCGGATTATGTTGTTCGGTACTGGGACGGCAGCCTCCCGATGGTCGTATTCAAGACCTCGGAAACTCCCGACGACGGATCGGTGAAGATCACCTACACCTGCGGATACGGGTATGCGGTGCCGCAAGACCTGGTCAACGTGGCGCTGGCCCTCATAGCCTTGTGGTACTCGAACCGCGAGGCCTACAGCCCGCTCGGACTGAGTGCGGTTCCCGGTCAGGATCTCGACGCCCTCGCTGACTGGAACATCCGGGAGCGGTTCCGGTGATCCTGGCCGGACTGCTCAAGTACCGGGCCATCGTGCTTGAGCGGGCGTCGGCCGTGGACGCCCTCGGCCGCCCGACGGATTCTTGGTCGCAGGTCTCCTCCTTCCGCTGTGCCGTCGAGGACCAGGGCGCACAAGAGCTGGACATCGGTCAGGGGCCTGCGGTCTCGCGAAGGTTCCAGCTTCGGGCCAGGTGGCAGACGGTTCAGGCACTGAAGGTCACCGAGCGTCACCGGCTTGTAGTCGGCGCCCGCACTCTCAACGTGCTTGCGATCGTCGACGCCAACAACACTCACACCGAGGCCCTGATCGACTGCGTGCAGGTGGACCTGTGATCGAGAAGACGATCTATTCGCTCCTTACGTCGAACGCGCCGCTCACGGCCGCCGTCGGGGGCAACATTGCACACGGCTTGCGGCTGCAGGGCGACACCCTGCCCGCGGTGGCGTTCCAGGTGACCGGGGACGACGCCCTCACACTCTCGCAGACGCTGCGTGCAGCCTCGGTCACCGTCATGTCCGTCGACGACGACCCGCTCGGGGCCCTCACCGTCGCCGACCTCGTAAAGGCCGCCATGACCACCTCTGGAAGCCTGGTGGCCGGCCATTACGTGCGAGTCAACACGTTCCTCGGGCGAACTGTCCAGCCGCTCGCACCGGGTGAGGGCAACGAGAACCTTCCCGCCGTCGTGGAATCCAACTTCGAGGTGATGTATGTCTAACGCGGTCTCATCGGTGGCCAGCTCGATCAGCTGGGGCGGCAGCGCCATCGCCTCCACCGGCAACGTCAACGCAAACGCAACCCGGGACACCATCGAGGTCACCCCGATCGGCGTGGACTTCAAGTCGGTGATTTTCGCGCCACAAAACTGGACGGTTACCGTCGAGGTGTTCCTCAACAAGACGGACCATGCAGGGCTTCAGACCGACTGGCAGGCCCGAACCAAGAAGGAACTGGTGATTACCTGGGCCACCGGCTGGACGTGGACCGGGGACGCCTACATCACCTCGCTTGACGTCACCGCGGCCGTTTCCGACGCCATCCGGGCAACCGTGACCTTCCAGAGCCATGGCGAGGCGGTGACGTTCGCATGATCGACGCGCTCCTCGGCAAGCCTCGTTCAGTCACTGTGAATGGGGCGACTTTCTACCTTACCCGCCCGACCATGGGCGACCTGGTCGCCGCGCAGCACGAGACAACCAAGGGTGACGATTACCACCTCAGGCGCTGGATGCTCTGGAACCACCTGAGAAACGCGGACCTGACGCGAGTGCTCGAGAAGCCCGACGACGTGGACCGTATCGACGCGGGCGTGGCCATCGAGCTGCTCGGGATGATCGACGAACTTTGGAGTGAAGGCCGGGACTGACGACGGCCGCCCAAGCCACGCTCCGTGGCCTGGTGCGGCAGCTGGAACTCGGGACGCCACTGGCCGTGGCGCAGGGCTTGGGAGCCACGAACTGGGACGAGGCCAGGCGGCTCATGGAAGCAGTGAAAAATGGCGGGACTCACGGACAGCTTCGGCAAGGGAACCCAGCTTCGGCGGGTGGCGGTGACGCTCAACCTCGAGGAACGTGAGTTCATGCTGATCTACCAGAAGTTGTCCAAGTTCGAGCAGTCGGTGCGTCACAAGATTTTCCGCAAGGCCATCCGAAAGTGGTGTGAGGTGAACGCCAAGCGGCTCAAGGCCCTGACGCCACGCTCGAAGGGCGGCACGGTCCGCACGGGGCGCCTCGGCTTCGTCGAGCCCGGCGGCAACCTCAGTCGTGCGGCCACCTACGTCATCAGGAGCCGCAAGAAAACCCAGATTTGGGCCGGTGTCGGCTACGACTACGTCAAGGGCGCATACGTTCCGGCGGGCTGGCGGGCGCACTGGACCGAAAACGGTTCGTACATCAAGAAGGCTCGGAAGCGTGGCAAGTCGAGCAAGATGCTGGCGAACCTCGCACCGTTGGCGAGAGGCGACGCCCTGGCGGTCATCGAGGGCTCGGTCCGCGAATCATTCGCCGAAGTTCCGGGGGGCGGGTGATGGCAAAGCGAATCGGAACCGTGACCGTCGGGGTAGCCGTCAACACTGACGGCATGGACAAGGGCGTGCGCATGGCCAAGCAACGCCTCAAGGACTTTGAGAAGAGCGTCAAGGACACCGGGAAACTTACGACCGCCTTGGGCGGTGGGGCCCTCGGCGGCCGGCTTGGACAGCTCGGCGACATCGCGGGCGTGTTCGGCGCCGGCGGGTTTGCCGGCGGTGGGAAGCTGGTCGCCATGGGAGCGGCCGTCGCAGGGATCACCGGGGCGGCCCGGGCCCTGCAGGCGGCCGGAGAACTTCAAATGCGGGCGGCCGAGGCCCTAAAGGCCGGAAAGAGCGCTGACGACCTTCTCAAAGAAAAGCTTATCCCGTCGCTTGTCGGTGCCATGGCCAGGAACGCCACGCCCGCAGGAGCCATAGGTTTCGGCGATGCATTCAGCAACACGATGGCGGCGGCCAGCGGAAGCGGGCCGGGGACGGTAGCGGGCTTTCTCAGAAACGTCGGCGGGTTCTGGGGATCCGTGCTCGGAGACATCATGTCCGGCCGCGGTGAGTTCATGTGGCAGCGGGCCGGAACGCTCGGTGCCATCGCCGAGAACGCCGACTCCAACATTGACGTCGGCAGCCTGCCGTACCTCGAACACATGCGGCTGCCGAGATATCTCGTTGAACAGCAGCAGATCCGTCGCAGGAGCGGCAGCTGATGCCCAACACCTACACCATCCATGACGTCGGCGAGACCTTCCGACAGGGCAACCGGGACGAGCCGTCAACCGTCACTGAGTTCTACCGGGTCTCGGCAGTCTCTCCGATCACGGACACCGCATTGGCCGTGGCCGAGATGCAAGTGGCAAACCAGCTGCCATACATCGGTGAGCTCTACGTCACCCCGTTTGCCACCACCGGTCTTCGGGCGAACATGCGGGCAAGGTCGATCGACGGAAAGAGCATTCCAGGCGGCCACATGGAGGTTGAGGTCAGGTGGTCAACCAGGTACTGCTGGCGTGACGATTTGGAGACGGCCCTCCTCGTCCCTAGAAAGAACATCCAGTACCGGGAGGTCATCCGGGACATCTACCGGACCGGATCGCTGGCCGCGAAGACCTCAACCTCGGACATCGGTGGGACGTCAGCAGACCTTGGCGGAAAGCCGATCCCAAAACCGAGTTTTCAGGGAACGGTCTCGATCTACTCGCTGGTTGACAGCACCCAAAGCAGTCTGGCCAACGTTGACTCCAACCTTAAGACCTACATCGGGAAGATCAGTTCGGCCAGTTTCCTCGGCTTTGCGGCGGGCGAGCTTCTTTGCGTGTCGGCCCAGCTCGAGCACGAGGAAGACGAATACTGGGTGTTCCGTGCCCAGTTCAGCTACGACCCGGACCTGCACTACATCCAGAAACCGGAACTGCTCGCTGACGGAACGATCGAGCTTCGTGACGACGCAAACGGAAAGGGCGCCAAGACCGTGAAGTGGTTTCGTGACTACGCCACGGCCGACTTCAACGGGCTGTTCTCCGGAGGAACCGCGAACTATCTCAAGCACCGGGCCGAGAAAGGTGAGCTCGCGTGGCCTTGATGACCGCACGCCAATCTCAAGCGGTCAACGCGGTGGCTGGTCACCCGGAGCAAATCGCCCGCGTCCTGTACCCGTCGCACGAGCTGCCGCCACTCAGGCCGGTTCTTGCAAAGATCACTTCGAGCACGGCCATCGGAAGCACAACGAACCGCTGGTCCTATGGCTGGGAGGAGCACTGGTGGGATCCGAGCGCGAGCCCCGATACCAGTGCGCTTAAGACGGGCGGCTTGGACTCAATAAAAGCAGGCGTTGCGTACAACGTCAACGAGATCGGCAACACTTCTACCACTGCTTGCCCGGGCGTAACGCTTGCAAACCTTCCCGGAACCTTTGCGGTAAAGCCCATCAGCACTGACACAAGGGTTGTGTTGTTCAGGTTCACCGCGGACGACGGGACCGCGGTTTGGTTGTTTGACAAAGCCAATGCGATTGACGGGGAGTGCCCAGAATGATTCAGCACAACGTTCACATCGACTACAACCACCCCGCGACCACGTCTCTGACAATCAAGCAGAACGGGTCCGCGCGAGACCTCGCCGGGCTGACCCTGGCGGTACGGGTTCGCGACGTCGAGGACACCGACGCGACTCCGGTTGCGATTACGCCCACGGCGGCGGTTCCTGCGAGCGGGGTGATCACTATTGCCTGGGGCGGGTCGAAGGCCAGCCTTCCCCAGCTCGGGGCCTACACACTTTCCGCCTACAACGGAACGACGTATGAGGAGCTTGTTTCCGGAACCTTCACGATGGTGAACAAGCCATGAGCACCGTTCAGCCCAACGGCAACTGCGTACAGGTCGAGGTTACCGGCGACAATTCGGCGGTCATCGGGAGCTGCAACACGACGATTACAGGCGGCGTGGGCGGCGTCAGCGACGGCGACAAGGGCGACATAACGGTGTCCGCGTCCGGTGCCACCTGGACGATTGACAGCGGGGCGGTGGACGCCGGCAAGCTTGCCAGCAATGCGGTCACCTCGGTGAAG